CTCATGAACGTGATGTTTATGGGTGGGTCCGTTATAAAGGTTTCGTTTTGTTATATAGAGTTGTGTGTGGGGCGGCTGTCACCGCTATCGTTGCGGCACACCCAGTAGGAGCAGTTATCTATGTTTGTAGTATGGCTAAGCTTTTCATTCCTTGCGTTGTCCTTGGAATGAAAGCACATGCTACAGATGTTTTACTGCATGAGGCCTGGGAAGTGTGCAAAGAGTATAGCGTTGATGTCGTTAACGTTGTGAGTAATTTAGGTGTTACAGTCCCGATCACAGGGGAGCCGTATCCTGTAACAACCAACCAACCTCTTTTAGTCGAACTGGACAACGACGAGGAGGAATTTATTAAGCTTCTGGAACCAACCAAAGTTGTGGATGCAATGGTGGAAGAAAGTAGGAGGAGAGCTGAGAATCGCGAGTGGGACAATGTCACGGGCATTTTGTTCAACGAAGTAGATCACACGCTTGACGCCTTTTTTCCTTTATTGGAAGATGAGCTTATGTTAGAAACTGTTAGGGGGAATGAGTCACATGAGGAGGTGGTTAATCCTGATTTTGTGAAGATTATTCCTTCGAAAAAAACAGTCATTCCGTGGGAGTTAAAACCAGAGGAGTTTATGGCGCAAGGAAGTGGTTACAAGAAAATTAAGCTAAATGTAACTTACTTAAAAGACTTTGTTTACGACAGAGTTGGCACTGAAACTTTCTTGAGATGCGACGAAAACGCATTTTACACGGGGTGTTTTGATAGTAAGTCTACTGTACAGGTAGAATTTCCTGCTATTCGTTCGAGGGTTGAAAAACCTAAGGATTTACAGCAGGGATGTACTATAGTAGATTTGCCAGGCAGGGACCGTTCTAGTAAAGAGGACGTTTTCTACCTAATCGGACCTAGTTTCATAGGTAGTATACCAGCTATGTTTGTCAGCGATTATAACAATTGTGACATTGCTTTAAAGTGTAGACATTTAAAGCAGGCACCAAGTGGTGTTAAACATGAGAAACTATGGAAGTGGGCCCGCGGCCAAGTGTTAGATGAGATTTACACTATGGTCAAAGAACATTATGAGGTGGTTACGTTAGATATGTGGTTAGATGGTTTGGAGCCAGCCAAACAGGTGGATTATCGAAAGTTTATTGCAGAAGGTGGAGATATAAATTTTGCTGATGGCAAAATGCATACCAGAAACTTTTTCATCAAACAAGAGATCCAAGTCCCGCCTGTGAGTGTTTCGTGCGACCTTCGGGACAAGGCACCACGAGGCATTCAAGGTTTGGAACGACCGGAAACCAACATAGCGTTGGGCCCTTTTATTAATTCTGTTAGTAAAGCTTTTAGTGCCGCGTTCAATCGCGTTGACATTGATAGCGACAACAGAGTTTGGCCCAAGTATAATTATACAAACGGAGCTACCCCTGAACGCGTAGGTCAGTGGTTGAAAGATATGGAGATGAGCGGATTTTCATTTTTAGAGGATGACTTTTCAG